CATATGCTTCTTCAAATTTTTCTCTCCAATGATCTTTAACAGATACAGCTTCTTTATACTTTTTTAAAATAGCAGTTGCTTTATCTGTAGTATCTACTGTAGGTGTATCTTCAATATTGTATTCCATTAAATAGGTTCCTCCATTAAAAATCTTCTTCTTAAAGCTGATCTATAGTTTTTAAATACTTTTCTTTGAGCAGTTATTTTATTATCTGATTGTAAAGAATCAGATTCTTTTTGCATTTCTGCAATAACTTGTTTTTGTATTTGTTTTGGTTCACCATTATCATTGCCTGTAGGTTTTAAATTACCATAAGCATCTATAGTTCCAGATAATCTATCTTTTATATAATTAGAATATGAATCCATAGTATCTTTAAATTTACTTGAATTTTTGCTTTTTAAAACTTTTTCTCTAAAAAATTTTCTGTTAGTTTCAAATAGTTTTTGACCAACAATACCAGCAACTGCTCTTATTGCTGCAGGTGTATATTTTGGTAAACTTTCTACAACATTATAATTATCTAATCTTGATTTTCCTACAGCATCTTCAAAAGATTCTTTACTTGCTTTTACTTTTGAAGCACTAATACCAGAATTAGTATATTGTTTTGCGCTATAAGATTGTCTATCATTATCACCTAAATTAGTAGAATTACCTAAATTATTAGATTTAGTATTACTAGATTTTGCACTAGATGATTTAGATTTGCTAGATGAAGATGAACTTCTAGCTTTTTCAGCTCCTCTTTCTCTATTTGTAGATCCATATCCGTAAGGCATTATTTATTCCTCCATTTGTTTTTAAGTTCTATAATGAATACTTTAACTTTAAAAATAATTTTATCTATAAATTTCATCATCTAAATCTTTTTGTTTTTGCTGCGATTGCTTTTGGTTGTTTAACAAATTGTTTTCCTTTTTTATTACCACTTGCTTTAGCCTTGTTAGTTGCAGCTTTTTCTTTTGCTGTAAGAGCTTTCCAAGCTTTATCAGGTAGGTATCTTCGTTTGCCTTCAGATTTTTTTCCACTACTTGTTCTCCATTTTTGTTTACTCCACTTTGAGAGTTTATTGGAACTTGACCTAGCTCCGCTATACCCTCCACCTGCTTTTTTATATATCTTGACAGCAAGTTGCATAGCTCTCGCACTGTGCTTTCCTCCCATCTTTGCTTTGGCTTGAGCTTTAGCTCTTGCCCATAAAGCAGGTTTAGTTTTCTTTGCTGTAGACATTATTTTTTTTTATGTCTATTTGCAAAGTTTCTTGCAGCTTCAACACTACCAAATCCCCAAGCTTTTAATGCTAAGGATTTTCTAGTAGGTCTGCCTTTAGAATCTTTCATTGGGCCCTTCATTCCTGCAAACCTTGCAGCAAATGAAACCCTTCGTGGATTAGTTCCTTTTTTTACAGGTGCTTTAAGGTTCGATCCTTCTTTTCTTTTAAAGTAAGCACGACCTTTAGCATTTAATCCACCTTTAGGATTTTGATAGACTTTGGCTACCATTATCCAAAAAATCCTCTACCACCAGCTTGACCAAATAAAGATCTTTGACCAATGATACCTCTAGCAATTTTATTTTTACGTTTTTGATTTGCAGCTTCAAGAGCAGCAGCTCTTTCTTCTTCTGCTAATCTTTCAGCTTCCATTTGTTTTTCAAGCGTATCATCTCTAGGTGGTGTATCTTGTTTAAATATTCCGCCCATTATAAATTCTCCTCATCTATATCTTCTAAATCATCTGATATTAAAGATCCCATATTAGCTTCCATTTCATCCAGTAAATCATCTTCATGAGCTTGAAGATCTCTCATTTCATCAATAATTTCCTGTAATGTTTTTTTAGGTTTTGGCATCTTGATCCCAAAATGACTTATATCCTGCTTTAATCAACGCACAATAAAGCTGATAAGGTGTAAGAATATACCATTTATAAAATCCAATTAATCTCATAATAAATGTAACACAGGTCGTATCTTTAATTCTTAGCATATGCCATTCATTTTTTACTGGGCATCTTAGTACTTTAAATTGTTTTAAATACCCAAGCATAGATTCAAGTTCTTTTTTTTCTAGGAATGATAATCTAATTCCTGCATGAGTAAATTCTAAATGAACCCATATATCATTTTTGGAATTATAAGATAAAGCTCCACAATGTTTAAATCCTTTTTTAAGGAATCTTAACCATTCTGGATAAGGATGATCGCTAGCTTCATAAAAATATATTAACCATTCTTCTTGAACAGATCCCATACTTGCCTTTTTCTTGGTTTATGTTTTGCAAAGACATCCCATTCTTTTTTAGCAACAGTTACTTTCTTAGTAGGTTGTCCAGATAAAATAGTTCTACCTTCACCAGCTCCCATCATTAAATATTGAAGTGCATCGTGAACGTGGGAGTATCTATTCTTTAAAGGTTTCTCATCATATCTATCTCCAGATACTTGTAGTCTTCTATAATGATAACCACCATTAAAACCTTTTTTAAGAGTAATACATTTTTTGTCTAGCAATAAACCAGGTTTACCATCAAGTAATCTACATAATGCTGAATCTACAGCTTCTATTCTAAGTGCAACATCATTAGATGGAGCTGGACTAGCTTTCAATCCATTCTGTCGCATAATTTGAAATGGAGTTCTTTCATCTGTTTGAGATCTAAAATCTCCAGCAGGATCTCCGTAAATATGTATTTCCATACCTTTATAATTTTTTGCTATTTCTGTTCTTAATAATTCAGAAAATCTAATTACACCCATATCAAAACATACAAGCTCATTTAATAAATTCCATCTACCTGTAACTAATCTTTGTCCAAAAACAGCAGCAGGAGTTAAACCAAAGTCAACTCCAATATAAATTGGTTGATAAGGATTAACTTCTAAGTCTTCAGCAGCGCAATGTATTTCTTGTTTAAAGTTTGGATAAACAGGTTTACCTTCTTCAATAGATCCAAGTTTATTTAAAACATAAACATCAATCCATCCTTTTGTTTTACCTCTAATAATATTAGGATAATAATTTTCTGTAAGATTAGATTTGTTTTCTGCTTTTTCATTAAACTCATAACCAGTAATACTTCCATTTTCTTTTTGTTCTAACATAGCAGATGGTTGAGTATAAAAACTCCAGTTGTCTGGTTTGATTAACATTAAAGCTTCATCTCTAGAAATATGATCTGGTACTGGAACATCAGCTGCCATTATGGGCCACCAATGATCTTCTTCTGGTGCATTGGTATCTGCAATAACTCCATACCAAGTAGCACCACCATCTCTCATAGATGGAAATCTTCCTACCCTCATTGTACAAGCATCTATAATTGATTTAGGTATTTCTCTAGCTTCATTTACCCAAACACCAGTAAGCTCTAAAGATAATAATTTCTTTACATCTTCCGGTCTATCAAGAGCTAAGAATATAACTTCTACATCTAAATCACCTTTAACTATTCTATGAGTATAAGGTACACTCCAGGCAAAGTTTCCCCAAGTATCTTCTGGAAACCAATCTAACCAAGTTTTAATTGTAGTAGTTCTTAATTGTGGATTAGTATTTCTAATTACTGCCCATCTTGATTTACGTTTGCCTTCTTTGTTTTTTTCTTGCAATAAACATCTTCTAAATATTTCAACACAACAAGCAACAGATTTACCAGATCCAACTGGCCCTCTTAATCCTCTAAAGAAGTCATTAGACTTCATAAATTGTTTGAGTGTTATACCTTCTGGCTTGTAATCAAATTTAGTCGACATTCTTACCTACATTTTCCTTTAACAGATTATAAACTGTTTCTTCACCAAAAGCTTCAACAAGTTTATCTGCCTCATAGTCTGTAATCATATGAGTAGGATAATGTGCAAGATGTACTCTTTTAACAATAGTTCTTAATCTTCTTCGATCTTTTAAACTTAAAGTATTGATGAACGACATTCTTCTTCCTTAACTTTTTGTTTAACAATTTCTAAAATTTCAGTTTCAGTTCCGTATTGTTTTTCAAAAGATTTTTTTGACATATGAATTGAAAACTGACCTTGATGATGGTCATAGCATAAAGGTATTACATGAAAATGAGAAGTTCTTCTTCCCATTCCAGTTCCTTTTGGTCTTATGTGATGTAAGGAAGCAGGTCGTTGACATACATAGCAGCCAAGACTTGCTACCTTATCCATCCATATTTTTTCTTCTTTGGTTGCCATTACTTCTTTTTCTTAGCAGCCATTATTTTCTTTTTTAAAGCAGTTGGTAATGTTTGTTGTTTTTTACTTAAACTCCCTCTTTTTGAGGTGTTTCCTTTTTTTCCATAAGCCATATTTGCTCCTCTGTTATTTCTTCATAAGTTGATCTACATCCATCTGGTGTGGCAGCACTTGCCATTTGTATTGCTTGTATATCATTATCTGCAGAATATACAATCTCTCTTTTAAGAGTGTCATCTTTCCATATATTTACTTTGTAATTCATATTTCCTCCTATTTAAATGAAAGAAACGAACCTATAGAATAAAAAAAAATTTTTAAACGCACCAATAATTTATTGTGGTTTTCCTTGACCTCTATATTTTTTAAAGGATCTTTTCTTAGATTTGTTCATACTAGACTTCTTTGGATTTCTTCCTATGGATGTCTTCTTTGGTATTCGTTCATGTACTAACTTGTTTAAATCAAACTTTGCTTTTGCCATGTGCTTTTTTTAACCTCTGTTGTCTGTGACACTTCCCTCGTCAGCTAAAGCTGATGAATTTTGCCCCCACCCTCCGAATCTGGCGATTCTAACTGTGTGGGTGCATACCAACGCCTCACGATAGATCGATATTAATTTTAATATCTCCTTGAATATTGTGAGCTACCTTATCTGGAGCTCTTAGTCCTACTCTATCTAGTATATCGCGAGAAGCTTCTAACTGAACGTACTCGCTTCTAGCTGAGGTAGACAGCTCGATAAGTCTTTTACTCGCACTTACTGCGCCAAGTCCAAGAGTTTGTGCTATCCTTGATTGCATATACTGTTGTACCTTTGGTAAACGTAGTGTGCGAGAAGCACTTACTCTCCCTGCTTCTTTACTTCCTTTCGTTGAATAACCTGCCTTTTCAGCAGCATCCTTTATACTACATCCTGTTGCTACGATAGTATCAACCAACTGTCTTTGCTTTTCTGTTAGATCATCTTTCATACACTATTATAATTCTACCCCTAACTGAACGTAGGCTTAGAATTTCTCCTTGTCAAGAATTATTATGACACTTTAGTGTTCGTTTAAACTCACAATACTATATCTTGTATGTGCGACTTACAGGCTCTAGTGCTACGCACCCAAGCCCTTCGGTCTTGTCCCTTCGGGTAACGATCCTGGTCGCTTGACGCTCGTTCCACTCGCTTTGGTGGAATAGGCATCCGCCTATGCTATTGACCCCATACGCAATTTTACTTCGTAAACCGTTCGCTGTTGCTCACTATTGCTATGGGTCCCCCACCACACACGTGGTTACAGGTGCTTGTATCATGAGTTTGCCTCAATGAACAGTGCTAGGGACATCAGCGCCGCACCTAAAGGTGCCAAGCCCTACGGGTGCGCTGTGTCGCACTGTGTCATTGAGCTTTGCCTCATGATGACTGCACCCCTGTCCACGAGCGATGGTGCTTGTTGGATGTTAATTAATAGTCAAACAAAAGGAGATACTTATGGACTATGTTAAATACTATGAGTTAGTAGTTGATGAAACTAATAAGATGAGAGTTAATGAGTTGTTAACTCTAAGAGATGAAGCTATCTATAAAGGTGAAACTGATAAGGTAGTGGAGTTAAATGCTGAGTTAAATCAGATAACAAAAGGAGATGTTTATGCACAGTAGTGAATTAAGAGAAATAGATTATTCTGATAACAGAATAGATAATATGGCAGAAGTATTAGATTCTGTTGATATTAATGCTGGTATGTCAGCATTTTTCAACAGTATAATATTGCCATTTGCTGATAGCCCAGATTGGGAAAAGTTGGCAGAATGGAACTGCAATTCAATCTATGG